CCCCAGCGTCAGCCGTGTCGTAGTTGACCCATACCTGTTCTCCAGCCTGGAGGTTGTCCAGCGCGGTGCCAAGCTCTACGACCGCCGGGCCAAGAGCTACGTGTTCAGCGCTGACCTCAAGGCCAACGTCACCTACATCTTTGACTACGACGACCTGCCCGAGCACGCCAGGCAATACATCATTGCCAGGGCTGGTCGCACGCTGCAGGAAGCAATCATTGGCGCAGCAGACCTGACCAAGATCAACCTGCAGATTGAGCTGGAGGCTCGGAGTCAGTTCCTGGAGGAAGAGACCCAGCTGTCTGAGCACAACATGCTGCGTGGCAATCCCAACCACACTGGCGTAATACGGACCTACATGCCCAGCCGAGCCATCATCCGTTAGCCATGCCTCTTGTCAGCAGCTCTATCCCCAACCTGATCAATGGGGTCAGCCAGCAGCCTGCGGCGTTGCGGCTGTCATCGCAGGCTGAATCAGTCATTAACTGCTTCCCTAGCCCCGTAGAGGGCCTCAAGAAGCGCCCGCCCTCCTACAACCTGGGCAAGCTGTTCTCTGGGTCCTCAGGCACAGGCCGCCCGTTTGTCAACATCGTCGACCGCGACGGGACCATCCGCTACATGGTCTACATCAGGGACGGGGACATCAAGGTCTTCAACCTGAGCGGTGCTGCACAGACGGTCACAACACCTGACGGTGTCGGCTACCTGGACATCAACAACGCTTCAGACCCTTCAGCGCAGTTCCGCGTTGCCTCCGTTGCTGACGCCACCTTCATCGTCAACCGCGAGAAGACCGTCAGCATGCTGGACGGCGTCGCCCTGACCAGCTCAGCAGCAGGCACCACCACCACTGCAGTGTTTGCCAGCACCACGGGTGTCTCTGTCGGCATGAGCATCATTGGTCCAGACGTGCCGTACAACGCCACTGTGACCGCCGTCAACGCCACTACGGTGACGTTTGCACCGGCAGCCTCAGCAGCTACAGCCATTGGCCGGCGCTACTCGTTCAACCTGTCTGCTGACTGGGGCACCAGGTCGATGGTGTTTGTCCGCACTGCGGAGTACAACACCACCTACAAGATCACCGTCAACGGCAACACCGTCTCTACAACCACCGTCTCCACAGGTGGCAGCCCAGACCCAAGCACCATATTGATTGCCAGCAACCTGGCCACGGCCTTGCAAGCGGCCCTGGGCGGTGGCTTCACGGTGACCGCAAACGAGTACATCGTCCAGATCATCAAGAACGACGGTGGTGACTACACGCTGGAGGCCACGGACACCAGGACTGCAGAAGGCATCATTGCCATCAAGGGCACTGTCGATGCAGTAACCAGGCTGCCCTTGATCAGTGACCATGGCTTCATCGTCAAGGTGCAGGGCGAGGCAAGCACCAGCTTTGACGACTACTACCTGCGGTTTGAGACCACCAGTGGCAGCGGGTTTGGCAAGGGCGTATGGCGCGAATGTGCTGCGCCTGCCTCCAAGTACAAGCTGGACCCAACGACCATGCCGCATGTGCTGATGCGCAACGCAAACGGCACGTTCACCTTTAAGAGGTTTGACTGGTCTACTCGTGTGGCAGGCGACGTAGTTACCGCCCCAGAGCCCAGCTTTGTTGGCGCACAGATCCAGAACATCAACCTGTTCCGCAACAGGCTGGTGTTTCTGGCCGACGAGAACGTGATCTTGTCAGCAGCGGATAGCTATGACCGGTTCTGGCCAGAGACTGTGCAGACCGTCGTAGACAGCGACCCCATTGACATCAGCACAGGCGGCACCGAGATCAACTTCCTGGTCAGCAGCCTGGCCATTGCCAATACGTTGCTGCTGTTCAGCCGCCATGGGCAGTTCCGCCTTGACACTGGCATCACCACGCTGGGCTCACCGCTGACGCCAAAGACTGCAACGATCACGGCCATCACCACCTTTGATATGCAAGCCAGCGTTGACCCTGTTGGCGTTGGGCGTACTGTCTATTTCCCAATTCCCAAGGGCGAGTTCTCAGGCCTGCGTGAGTTCTTCCTGCCAGACGCCAGTGGCCCTGTGCCCGTATCTGAGGAGGTGACAGCTGCAATCCCCCGCTACATCCCGGCAAACCTGGCAAGCCTGGCTGCATCAGTGTCGGAGGAAACCATCATTGCGATCAGCAAGGACCAGACCGACAGGGTCTACTTCTACAAGTTCTTCTACGAGGAAGAAACCAAGCTGCAGTCGTCCTGGTCCTACTGGCAGTTCCACACCGGCAAACAGATCATTGGCGCCGACATCCTGGACAGCGACCTGTACCTGCTGTGCCAGTACGGCGACGGTGTCTACATGGAGCGCATCGCGCTGCGGCCGGAGACCACTGATACAGGCAGCGCGTTTGAGCTGCTGCTGGACCGCAAGGCATCTGAGACGGCATGCACGGTGGCGGTGACACAGCCCGCTGGCCTGGATGTGCAGTCGACAATCACCCTGCCCTACCCCATGACCGCTACGGGCACCATGGCCCTTGTAGGCAGGCTTGCAGCTGGCAACACACTGCAGCATGGCCAGGTGGTCCAGATCGTGTCAGAGACGCTCACAGGCGGGGCTGGTGGCAACGGCACGATTGTTGTGCGTGGCGACCTGAGCCAAGCCAAGTTCTTTGTGGGTGAGCTGTACCAGATGACGTATGAGTTCTCCACGCCGTTTATCAAGGAGCAGCCGGCAGGCGGTGGTGTTGCTGTGGCTGCAGGTCCCAAGCTGCAGCTGCGCACCTGGACCGTGGTGTTTGACAAGACTGCTCACTTCCAGCTGCGGGTGACAGCAGAAAGCCGCGACGCCCAGACCTATACGTTTGAGGGCTACACACCGGGTAGTGGTCTTGCGCCATTGGGCTCACCTGCCTTGAAACAAGGCCAGTTCCGAGCCCCCGTGATGACACGCAATACAGGTGCCAAGATTGAATTACTCAGCAATAGTCCATTACCGTGCAGAGTGCAGTCCTGCGAATGGGAAGGGTGGTATCACAGTCGTGCAGCACGGATGTGAAGGGGAGCCACCAGCGCCCTGCCACTGTTCGTGACGTCGTTGCTGTGGCTGACGGCATGCGACCAGAGGACGTGGCTGAGGTCAAAGCACAGTCAGGCAGCAGCCCACGGGAAACCATGCTGCACTGCTTCTTTTCCAGCCGTCCGTGCATGGCCATGGTCAGCAGGCATGGCAACGTGGTGGGCGCCTGGGGCGTGATACCAGAGGGCACCAGAGCTGGCCGGATCTGGATGCTGGGATGCCAGGCCATGCTTGACGACCACGGTGATCGCCGGGCATTTCTCAAGGAATCCAAGCTGCAGCTGCGCAAGCTGCACGCTGACTACCCAGTGCTGTTCAACGTTGTGGACGCCCGCAACGTGGTCCACGTCCGCTGGTTGAAGTACATGGGCTTTACCTTTATCCGTAAGCATCCAAACTGGGGGCCAGAAAGCCGCCTGTTTTACGAGTTCGTGAGGATCTAAGCCATGTGTGATCCGGTAACAGCAGGTATTGCTTTCGGCGTCGTCTCTGCAGGCCTTGGCATTGGTCAGCAGGTTGCGGCGTACCAACAGGCGCAGCAAGAGACGGCATACATGAACGCCCAGGCGCAGCAGAACTATCAGTTTGCAATGCTGCAAACCTCTGCTGCCAACATCTACGAGAACCAGAAACAGATGATGCAGGAGACTTTGAACCAGCAGAACGCAGAGCTGGCAGGTCTTGCTTACGCAAACGACATCAGCCAGCTAAACCTGAGGATTATGCAAGAGCAGGAGGCTGCAGCACAGAAGAAGCAAGAGACAGGCAAGGCGTTCTTGCAGGCCAAGGGCGAGGTCAGCGCAGCTGGTCGAATTGGCAACACCGTCGACAACCTGATTGCCGACTACTACAGGCAGCGAGCGCAGTTTGACTTTGCGACAGACCGCAACCTGGCCTTTGCCATTAACCAACAGCAACAGGACAAGCGCGGTGCTGCTGCGAACTACGCGAATCGCATGGCGCAGAACCAGCCGTATATGAAACAGGTGTACCTAGACCCGATCAGGCCAATCGACCGACCAGCACCAAGCGCACTGCCATACGTTCTAGGAGGCGCAGGCGCTGTGGTGGGCGGCATCTCAAGCGGTGTAGGCATGACGGGCGCTTTGCAAAAATTACAGCCACCGCCGCGAGTTGATCCCTTTGCAAACTTAGGCAAACTCGGCACTACAACTGGCTTTGGAGGCCAAAATTATTCCTCGGCTTACACGTCACCTTTTAGCTTGATTCGCAAGTAAAGCCATGGCATCGCAACTCGGCACCGGCAAAGCGCTTGGCACCGTCACTGGTGCAGAGGACGCAAGGCGCCTTATTGGCGGCACTCCCCAGGTGGGCGCTGGTACGCCTATTGGTGGCAGGTCTTTCGACCTCCCTGCCCTGAGGCCTGCGGCGTCGCCGGTCAATACTTACTTTGAGTCAAGAGGCCCAATCCTGGGTGGCCCTGTTGTTATCCCTAGGCCACCTGAACTGCCCCAGCCGTCGGGAGACATGGCTGCACTGGCCAAGTCCCTGGGCAGCTTTAGCGCGGTCCTGGACGCCATGGGCGAAACCTACGTGGCCGTCGAGAAGATGCGCCAAGACAAGGCCGACATAGCAGGCAGAAAGGCTGCTGCTGATGTTGAAGTCAAATACCCAGGGCAAGGCTTTGCGCAAATACGCGACCAGCTCTACAAGAAGGCAAGCGCTGGTGACCTTGAAGCACGCGCCATGTACGAGCGGCTGCAAGCACTCAGCCCTTTGCAGCTTGCTTACGCAAACCGACACCTTGAGATAGCCGCTACACGCAACGAGATCAGCACAGCACCTGGTCGTTGGGCTTCGATGACTGAGGTGCAGGATGAAAACGGCAACATGGTTCCTAAGGAATCACTGCCGCCTAACCACCCTGCAATTCTCCGTGCGCAACAGCAGCTAATCAGGATTAACACAAGCGACCCTGT